TGGCGGCAGTTCGGCCGCGTATTCCGCCTGCTCGCTCAGGCGCCGCACCAGCTGGCGACCGCTCGCTGGCATCGCCTCGCAGCTTGGGCATGGATTCCGTTCAAACATGGGCCACCTCCTGGGCTGCTGCAGCGATAGCCGCGGCTGATGCGTCGCTCGCCGGCCGGGGAAGCATGTTGGCGACGGCCAGTGGGACGCCGGCACGGTCAAGGAAGTCGGCGAAGTCGGGGCTGATACCGTCCTTTTCGTATTCGAAGACGGGCGGGCCACCGGCCAGCACCCAGCTATTGCGGCTGCGGCGCTGCCAGCGTTGCTCGACCTTGCGGACGGTGCCCATGGTGAGAATGGCGGTGACGACGATCTGGTCGTGGCTGACCTTGATCCGCACTTCGGCGGTGCTGTCAGGGTGCTGTGCAAGGTCGAAACCTAGGTGCGTGATAGCCTGCGCGCCGGGTCCGGTGTCGGCCCCCTGCGAACATGCGGCGGTGGCTGGGTGCAACTCAGTCTGCTGTT